GAAGAAAGGCATGAGGGGCGATGAAAAAGGCAACCGTTTTAACGCTGGCGTTCTTGATGGCGTGGCTCGGCTTCATGTTGCTGGAAGCCGTGGCCGACGCTGAGCCGTCGGACCAGTGCACTAGGGCGCTGGCGATGGTCGATGACCTACACGGATGCGAAGAGCACTTGGCCGAGATGCGCGAGCTATACGCGCAGGTCTGCGCCGAGCGACCGAAGCGCCGAGAGTGCATCGAGCAACGGATCGAGATCAGGGCATACCAAGCCGAGGTGTTGGAGCTAGAACGCGAAACGCTGGCGGCGCTTCGTGCTTGCAACGCGAGCCGGGCAACGAGGAAAGCGAGTGCGCCATGAGCTGGTCCGGCATCCTAGTTGAACCGCAATCAAGTAGCCCGTTTGATTATTCGCACGCGCGCCACCTCGGATCGCACCTGCTGCGGTGCTGCGCGCTTTGCGGATGCGAGCTTGAGTACCTCGGCGAGACACCGAGCGAAGCGGACGCAAGAGAGAACGCCGCCGAGCCGTGGGGCTACGCAGACGGCGCCGACGGCACACCGACTCACAAGCTAGAGAATAGGGACGCGCGGCTTGACACCGACGACCATGATCGCTGCCAATGCGGAGAATGATGCCACCTGCCGCACCCAACTGGCGCGAAATGTCTACTCTCGCATCGGTCAACCGAAAGGCGCGCCCTTACCGTGCTGTGGGCGCAAAGGCGCGCAGCGCTAGACACGGTGCCAAGCTCACGCAGGAACAGGCCGCGGCTCGCTCTGGTATCAGCAGATCTTACATCGCCCGCTGTGAAAGCGGCTCTTACTGTTTCACGGTGCCTCAGCTACAGGCGCTCGCGAGGGCGTACAGCACAACAGTGTCGCTTATGCTCGAGGGGCTCTAAGAGATGACGCGGCTGATCTGTCGCGGCTGCGGTAACGAGAGACACGCCCAAGGGGACCCAGCACACACCCTTTGGTATTACGAGTGCAAAGGAAACCCAATGTCAGAATTGAACAAGTGGCACGAGTTGAATTACAGGCGCATGGGCGAGGCGTTCGCGCCGGCTCACGCAACCGATGCGCTAATTGTTTGCGTCGGTGAGGAGTTAGGCGAGCTGTGCGCGGCCGTACTGGGCGTCACTGGCGAAAAGAAGCGCAAGGCGCACAAGACTGAAGCAGACGTGTTGGACGCCTGCGCGGACGCCGCTACGTATCTTTCGCTGGTGATCAGCTCACTCGGCTACTCAGATCTGGTCGAGGTGGTAACGAGAGAGAGCCAGGATCCGGGTCAGCGTTTGTTCGGTCCGCTCGGCGCGCAGATGCAAATGGTTCCCATGTCGGCGCTGGTTCGCGTTCAGGAGTTAGTTGGCGGGCTATGCTTTAGCTTCCGCTGTGGCAACCGTGACGCCGCAGTGAGCTACGCTGCACGCAGCTACATCGCACTAGCGAGCGTCGCCCGAGGTTTTGGGTGCGACAACTGGATGAAGCTGCTAGGCGACACGTTCAACATGGTGAGCGACCGCGCCGGATGGGCGCCGCGTACCACACTAGGTCAGCGCTAGCGCTGCGGGCCCATCAACTCAGTCAGGATCCGGATCGCGCACTGGTCGCGCTCCGGACCTGGCTGCATGGCCGTACATGCCTCCACCTTGACCGTGGTTGCACTTTTGGTGACGACGGTTCGCTCGGGAGCGGCGCTCTGTTCGGCGAGCTTGCCGACGCCGTAGGTGCTGCCAACGGCACCAACGATCAGAATGATTCCCTTGCCAACGATGTGGCGAACGACGTTCTCGAGCGCCTTGACGTTGCGCAGGTAGTCCTTGACCTCGGCAACGTCCTTGCACAGCTGAGGTATCTCCGCCGTCTGCCGCTCGACCTGGCCAACACGTCCACTGAGCGCGTGGATCGACTCGTGAACGCCCCCAAAGCGCTCCGGCACGCCTGGCACAGCAGGCGGGCTCACGGGATGACCGCCATTGCGCAACCGAACGAGAACACAGCGCAGGCTACGCAAACGATTGCCAATACCCGGCCCTCACGCCTCGTTGCCGTCGCCTCGGAGTAGTGACGAACGGCTAGCTGTTCCAGGTTGTGCATCGCACGCCTGACGCCGTCGAGATCAGAGCGCATCAACGGCCTGTCGATCGGTGTAAAGTCATCGTCGCTCACGGCTCGCAACCGTTCGCCATGCGCTGGCAGTATTCGCGCGCACCCGGACCCCACTTGGTTTTTGGGTTAGCGAGCGCCACCTCGCAGGCTGTCATGCCGCCTTGAATGGCTGTCTGCAAAACGGCATCGGACGACGGCTCGGCGCACCCTTGCAGCAGCACCAGCAGCAAGAGCGCGCGACTCACGATTGCACCGCTACTGCCTTGGGGACCGTTACGTACTGAACGGTGCCAACGCCGACGCCAAACATGCCGAGCGTGCGCAGCACGTCAGCCCAGAATCCAGCGTATTGCGGCAGGAAGTGCGCGACGACGACGGACGCGACGCCCGTTCCGATCGTGACGGCTTTGACCAATGCGGGCTTTGAAACTGGGATGTTGATCATTTGCTCTACCTCTATACGCGCGCCTCTAGCTCGTCAATAACCTCACCGGCCATGTTCGGCAACAGCGCCGGGTCGCACTGCGCCAGCAACAGCGGCACGGGAAGGATCTTGTGTAGGACACGCGCCCCGATGTGAATCAGTCCGCCGTCGCTGCGGATGGCGCTGGCGGACTGGTGGGCGCCAAGGGCGCCGCTGGAGCTCATGCCGCCCGCGCCGTAGTTGAACGTTTCGACGTGCGTTGAGTCGATCGGGTCACCGAAAATGAAGGTATGCGCGTCGTTTCCGGTGAGCCATACGAAACCAATGTCACCCGCTCGGGGTTCGTAAACCAGGCTGGGGGAAATGGCCGGCCCGTGCGAATCATAGAACCGGGTGAGGTTAACGCCTGGCTTCCAGCCGTCATGCTCGGAGCGGTTGATCCACGGCTTACGTACGCCCATGTGGTACGCCATCGCTTCGGACAGATCGCCGCAGCTGGAGTAATGCGCCCACTGCGCCGGTCCGGGCCCGTCGCGACCCTCCGTGACCGCTACATAAACCGGATCGAGCTTGCTTCGCCCCTTGGTGCCCCCGCACCAAAAACGCGCCAGCGCCCGGATATAACGCCTTGCCGCAGTAACGTCGCTCGGATCCATTTGCGCCAACTGTGCCAGGTGTGCCAGCATTTGACAAATGGTCGCGTGGTCCTGGCTTTCCCTGGCGTGGTTCGGAACGGTCGCCTTCTGGGTGATCGTGGCATTTTTTCGCGAGCGCCACTGGCCCAGTCACTACCATGAGTTTTGCGAAATCCTTGGGCTGTGCGTGTTTTGGCCGCTCACGCTGACGCTAGAGATTCTGATGATGTTGGCGGCCCGTCGCGAGAGGAGTCGCCGTGCTGAGTACGATCGAGCGACTCGATAAGCAGCATCGCAAGTTCGAGAAATACGCCGGGGGCGCCGTCGAGCTGCCCGAGTACCCCGGGAGCGTTCTCAAAACTTACAAGCTGGTTTACCCGAAGTATTTCTCAGCGCCACACCTGAAACCGCTTCGCGATCTGTACGAACGCGCCAAGCAAAACGAACCGTTTCGCGCCTGCGTGTCGTTTCCGCGTCGCGCTGGCAAAACCGAAACGGTGATCGCTGGCATCGTCGATCGGCTCATGTTCGATCCGACCGCGCGCGTTGCGTATGTGACGTATAGCGGCAGCATGGCGAAAAAGAAGAGCGCCAAGATCCGCAGGCTCGCGCAACGTGTCGGGGTTCCGATCGATCCGACGACGCGCAGCAAACAGGACTGGGCCACCGGTTTCGAGGATGGCGGACTCTGGGCCACGTCAACCGGCGGAGCAGTGACCGGAATGGGCTTCAACCTGATCAATTTCGACGACATGATTGAAGGCCGCGATCAGGCCGAGTCGCCACTTGAGCGCGATCGAGCGTGGGACTTCATCAAGGTTGATGCGTCGCCATGCCTGGAGCCGGACGGCGCGCGCATCCTGAACGGTACGCGCTGGCATGACGACGACCCGATTGGGCGCGCGGTTGCCGAGGGGTGGGAGGAAATCAACGTGCCGGCGATTGATGCCGCGGGAAACAGCTATTGGCCGAAGCGCTGGCCACTAGCGAAGCTGTTGCAAATCCAAACGGAGCTTGGTGGCCCCGACGGTTACGACTGGTGCAGCGTCTACATGGGCAACCCGCGAGCGCAGGGTGAGCGACTCTTTCAGGATCCGCACTTCGCTGACATGGGGTTGCCGGTTGGTCCGTGTCGCGTTGGTATCGGTGTGGACTTCGCGTACACCGCAAAGAAAAAGTCTGACTACTCGTGCGCCGTCGTGATGGCCGAGATCGGTGGCAAGTACTACGTGGTGCACGTCTACCGGGCAAAGGTTCCGGAGGCCGAGTTTCGCGCAGAGGTAGCGCGACTCGCGGAGCTGTATCAGGCGCAGTTCGTCGTCGGCTACGTCAACGCCAACGAGCAAGCTAACGTCACGTTGATGCAACAGGACGGAATGCCGGCGTTCTCTACTCGAGCGACGCAAGATAAGAAGGTTCATGCTTTGCCGACGGTCGCAGCCTGGAACCTCGGGCGCATACTGTTGCTGCGTGGCAAGGGATGGGAACGCGACTTTGTGAAAGAGGTCACATGGTTCACTGGTCTGTCAGGCAAAGACGATCAGGTTGACGCGCTGTGTACCGTGTTCGATGCGCTGTGGACGATGGCGCCGATCGATTGGGATTTCGTCAACGGGATCACGGGCGCCGCGCCCATGCCGTTCATGGGGCTACAAAACTAAAGCGCCGGCCCCGATTGCAGTCGAGCCGGCGTGTTTAGCATGTTGACGCCTCCTGTGTTGGTATTTGAAGCGTGGCATGACGCAAAAACCCCCGCCACCTTTTTAGGGGTGACGGGGGCGACCCAACGACAGAAAGGAACGGTCGTAGCCCGGAAACCCTGGCACGCTGTGCCAGCATTTGCAAGCCCTCGGCACAACATGGCACACTGGCGCCCATGAGCCTTTTGAGCTGGTTTGGATTCGCGCAGGCAGACAGGGCCATGGCCATGCGCCATCCGTCGCCGCCGAAGAACCCAATCCCCTCGCAGCCTGGTTCCGGCGGTCCGCGCCAACCACAGATCCCCGAAGGCGCCGAACCGCCACAGGGGCACTACACCGATATCCCTATTTCCGGGCTTGGCGCCTGGAGCGTGCCACGGATTCAGACCGCGCTCAGCGCCCATCAGATGGGCAATTTTTCGCAAAGCGGTCTGCTGGTGGACGCAATGATCGGCGACGACCGCATGCAAAGCGCAATGAATGGTCGCGCGAAAGGCATCACCGCGCGTCACCTGCAAACAGTGCGCGCGCGTCGCGACAAGGGCGGCAAGGCTCGACGCGCTGTCGAGCGCGTTTGGAACAAGGTTTTTTCAGACGAATTCCTAGACCAGTTCATTGTCGCGTTCGTGTTACTCGGATTCTGCTTGTGTGAGGTGAACTGGACGGCGGAGGAAGATCCGGAGCTTGGACAGATCTGGGTGCCTTACCTCAAGGTGTGGCACGCATCGTATGTTTGGTACGATATTTCACAGCGACGCTACGTTGCTATCACGCAAGAGGGCAACGTCTACATAGAGCAGGACGATCCGCACTGGTTCCTGTTCACGCCGTTCGGTGAGTACCGCGGCTGGTTACGTGGCGCAGTACGCAGCTGCGCGTCTCCTTGGATCATCCGCCAGTACGCGCGCCGGGATTGGGCGCGGTACAGCGAGGTTCACGGCTTGCCGATCCGGCTGGTCGATGCGCCAGCCCAAAGCAACGCGCTCGACAAAATGCGCATGTTCGCGCAGGTGCGGAACATGGGGGCGCAGAGCACGATCCTGCTACCACAGCAGGGGATCGGTACCGATAATACCGGAGCCAAATGGGACGTGCGCCTACTGGAAGCGAAGGATGAAGCTTGGGACTGCTTTCCAGGATTGATCAAGGATTGCAACATGGCGATCCAACTCGCGATCCGTGGCACTAACTTGATCAGCGAGGTCGAGGGTGGCAGCTATGCAGCGGCGCAAGTCCACCAGGACGAGGACACCGCGTATGGCGACGCTGACTGCCGCAAGCTGTGCGCGGCCGCTACGAAATTGATGCGCCTGTTCTGTCAGTACAATTTGGGCGACGCCGAGCTGTGCCCGTCGCTGCGGCTCGAAGCGCCAGACAAACAAGACAAGACAATGCTGGCACAGTCGCAACTCAACGCAATGACGATCGTGGACAAGGCGATCGAGCGCGGAATTCCGATCGACATTGCCGCTTACTTCGAGCGCTACGACATTCCGCTTTTGGGCATCGAGGAGGGCGAGACTCTGGAGCTGGACACCGAACCAGAAGACGACCCCGCGGACGACGAGGGCGATGACGTGCGCGGGCAACTGTTCCAACTCTTCGGCGATCACGAAAGCGCCGACACGTTGGAGACGTTGCGAGCGATCCTAGAGGCGGCGTGATGCAACAGCTCCCCGGCGAGTCATCGATCAACCAATTCGGCTTGCCGTGGGTCGCGGCGTGCGGTCAGCAGATCGAGATGGTGCTACGCGCGGACCAGTTCGAGGTGTGGCAAGCGGCCCGAGCGCTCATGTGCGGACACCCCAACGGCGACGATGAGACGTGCCGGATCTGCCAGGGCGGCATGATGGTTGCTGAGGCGTTCGGGGCATCGGATCATGTCAAAATCCTGCCAATGCGGTGACCACTTGCGCAGTGTGTGCCAGCTGTGCCACCCTTTGGCACATGTTGGTCCTGCGGTTTTCCACAGTTTATTCACTTGCCAGTGACGGCACGGTGCGAGCTGGCACAATCGCGCTCAAGTTTGGCACAGCTGGCACGGCGAATTTCACGACCGCGGCCGGCGACATTGTGACCGGCGTTCCTGTCGCGGCTGGCGAGGAGATCGAAACCGGTCCACTCGCGAGCGTTGGCGCGTTGCCGGCTGGCACGCTGGGGTGCGTCGGCCGATGAGCGCCCGTCGCCGCATTCAGCGCGCCATTGCTCGCAAGGGCAAAGAGGCGACGATCTACCTGGACGGTACGATCGGTGGAAAGAAGATCGGAGCCGACGCTGACGAAAGCATTAGCGCCGTGGCCTTCCGCGAACAGCTCGCGGCTGCGAGTGACGCGGAGACGATTCGCGTCGAGATCAACTGCGAAGGTGGCGTCGTCACTGAAGGCATGTCGATGTACCACGCATTGCGCAAATGCAAGGCGCACAAGATCGGAATCGTGACCGGCATTGCCGCGAGCATGGCCAGCGTTGTATTGATGGCGTGCGACGAGATCAGGGTTGCCAAGGGCGCCTACATCATGATCCACAACCCGAGCGGCGGTGCTCGCGGCGATCATGAGGACTTGCGCAAAGCGGCGGACGGCATCGAGCAGATGCGCACCGATCTGCTGGACATTTACGAAGCGCGCACCGGAGTCGACCGCAAGTCTCTGGAGGGCTACCTAGACGCCGAAACCTACTTCACAGCAGAAGAAGCGGTCGAGGCGGGCATCGCCGATGCGGTGGACGACGGAGAGGCGCGTATCAACCTGCAAGCCGTGGCGCGCCTGGACCGCGCCAAGCTGCCGGCTCCGCTGCGCAATAGGGTGGCGGCGAAAGCTCCACTGCGTGAAGGCTTGCGCGATCTGGAGTCAGCGCTTCAGGCAGCGCTGCGCGAAGTCTACGGCACGGATCAGTATCCGTATGTGGTGGACATGTTCGACGACTCCGTAGTTTTCGATCTGAACGGCGTGCTCATGTCGCGACCGTACACGAACAAAGACGGAGTTGTTACGCTCGGTGACGAGGAAACTCGTGTCGTGCGTACTTACGAAAAGGTACCTGCTGCGCTTCGGGCGCCAGCACTAGCAAAAGGGAAAGTGATGAAGGGCAAGAACGCGAAAATGAAGGCGCTCGAAGAAGAGATGGCCGCGCTCAAGGCGCTGGCCGCCGAAGACGATGACGACGAGGAGGAGACCGACGAAAACAATGAGAGAGAGACCGATACCGAAGATGACGACGATGACAAGGACGACAAGAAAGCGTCGGCCCAGCTCATCTCGCTCGTTCAGGAGCTGACGGGCAGCAAGAACCTGTCGGCCGCGAGCGGCAAGCTTGCCGCCCTCGTTGCCCGCGGTGCCGCTGGCGCCGTGACGGCCCGTGCTGAATTGGTCGCCCTCGCGATCAAGTCCGGCAAGATGCCGCCCGCTCTCAAGTCGTGGGCCATGAAGTGCAACGAGAAGACCTTCGCGGAATTCGTGAAGGGACTCGGGGGCGCCAAGGCCCTGACGATTGGGCGCAAGCACACGCCGCCCGCGGACTCGGAAGAGACCGAAGAAGAGACCGAGCCGACCGCAGCGCCCCGCGCTGGCGGCCTGTCGAAGTCTGAGACCGTCGTCGCCAAGGCTTTTTCGTTCGACGCTAAAACCATGATCGGCTTGCGCAACAAGCCTGTGCGCCGCGGTCTCGCGGCAGAGAGGGGGGAATAAGCCATGGCGCTCACTACTGCTCGCACTACGCCAACCCGACTCGATCCCTTTGCCAACAACCGCGGCTCGGGGCCCATGGCCGCAGCCACAACGCTCTTTACCGGCGCTCTGATCGCGTATAACGCGGCCGGATTTCTCGTGCCAGGGTCGGTATCGGCAACGCTAAAGGTTGCCGGCATTCTGGGCGATCAGCCGTTCCAGGTGCCGAGCGATCGGATTACAAACGCTGGTGCGGCTGGTGACAAGTCGGCAGAATTTCAGATGGGCGTAACGGCGCTCCTCGAAAACTACGCTTCTGATCCGATCGCTCAGGATGACGTCGGCAACGACTGCTACATATTTGACGATCAAACTGTCGCCGCTACCAGCGGCGGCAGCACCCGCAGCAAAGCGGGTCGCATCATCGAGGTTACCGAGCAAGGTGTCTGGGTCGCCATCGGTGTACCTGGCGTCAACGTTACCGGCTCGGCTGGCCCGCAAGGCGCGCAGGGTGCACAAGGCCCGCAAGGCCCGCAGGGCGCGTAAGAGGTAAAGAAAATGGATATCACTCAGCAAAACCTGGACATCATTTTCCGCGCCGCGGACAACCGTTTCCAAACGGCGCTCCTCGAAACGGAAAGCCTTTCGGATCAGTTCTCTACCTCGATCCCCATGAGTACGCGCGAGCTGACTCAGGGCTGGCTCGATCGCATTCCGATGCTTCGGGAGTGGAAGGGCAACCGCGTCATCAACAACGCCGTCACCCACGCTCGACCGATCATCGCCAAGCCGTACGAGGACACGGTTGGCCTGAACAAGTTCAACGTGAAGGATGACACGCTTGGCGTGTTCCCTTTCGCGGTGGACATGTTGGGCCAGGCCAGTAAGAAGAACGCCGACAAGCTCAACTTCGAGTTTCTGCAAGAGGCGGCGATCTTGCTGGGCTACGACAAGGTGCCCGTCTACTCGACGGCGCATCCGTTGCTCGGCGGCATCGCTGGGCCTATCCCGCCCGGAGCTCCGGCCACTCAGAGCAATCTCGCCCTGAACACGGCTCTCACGTGGGACAACTACAAAACGGCGCGCGCCAAGATGCGCTCCCTCAAGGGCGCGGACGGCGCGCCGATGATGGTTACGCCCACGCACATGATGGTCAGCCCCGAGCTGGAGACGACCGCCAAGCAGATCTTGGAAGCCACCTTCCGCCCGGACATTCTCGGCAACGCGCAGGCTCCCGCCGACAACACGATGAAAGGCACCTGCCAGATCATCGTGAATCCGTGGCTCGCTGGTGACTGGGAGGACAACTGGTACCTCCTAGATCTCAGCGCGCCGATTCGTCCGTACGCTCACTATGTGCTGGACGCCCCGTCGTTCACGTACCTGACGAGCCCGACCGATCAGAACGTGTTCATGGCCGCACAGTTCCTGTACGGCGTCGAACAGCGCGAAGCGGTCAGCGAAACGGTTTGGTGGTTGTCGTACGCGGCAACGGCCAACGCCACCTACGACCCGAACGGCTGATCGGCGACGAGGAAGCAATGACCGACTGCGCCACCTGTGTCGTCTACGCGACGATCGATGACTTCGAGTTGCTGGGGTTGCCTGCGGGCGCCCTGGCCAACCTGTCGTTCAAGGCGCAGTCGGCCATCCTCCAAGCGGCGTCGCGGCAAGTGGATACGTTCCTTCGGAACCGTTACCACTTGCCGCTGCGTTGTCCCATCGATCCGGCGCTCACTCTGTGGACGTGCCAGATCGCCTCCTATCTCTCCCTGTCGGTTCGCGGCTTCAACCCGAACGCCAACGCGATCGATCAGGTTATTCGCATGAACTACGACGACGCGATCAAGGCGCTTGTGCGCGTCGCCAACGGTCAGCAACAGCTGTGCGTTGTCCAGACGGAAGCGCCGAGCCTTCAACCGCAAATGTCGTCGAGCCCGACGCGCGGTTTCTCGACTCCGGACGGCATTGACCCGCCGTTCGTCGGCCCCAATACGTGGGGCATTTGATGGGCATCTCCGGCGACTTCGGGCGCCTTACCGGCACGATTGCCGCGCTCAACTCGCTTGCCAAAGTACCAGCGCAAGTTGCCGGCCGGGCCGCCCCGCGCCTCACGGAGCAGATGCAAGCGGACACCCGCGCAGCGGTTGACCCGTACAAGCGCCCCTACGCGCCGCACATGCCCGCCACTGTCAAGCGTTGGGGAAAGCACCCGTTGCTCGACATGTCGGGGGCTGGCATTGAGTCGCTCAAAGCCGAACCGATGGCGGGCGCCGGTATCCAGGTTACCGCCGACGAGCACATGGTTTTCACGCAGGCCGGCACACCGACGCAAGAGGTTCGCGCCGTCATGCCGAACAACTCGCAACTCCCCGCGAGCTGGAACCGGATCTTGGAAGAGGAAACCGAAGCGACGATCGCTGCGCGCCTCAAAGGCGCAACATGATTTCCGACGTGTACGATTCCGTCGTTCAGGTGTTTTGCACCTACGGCTGTCCCGCGCCCGTGTACCTTGGTCAGCAATACGCTGACCAGCACCTAGCGCCGCTGTCCGTAGTCATGTGGCAGACTGACGACCAGTTCTCTGGCCAGAACGCATCCGTACCGGTCGGACCAGATACGCCGACCGGGCGCCTGTATCTCAATCCGCGACCACTCAAAACACGCCGCTGTGGCGTGACGGCGCGACTCTGGGCACAGGCCAAGCCGCAGCGGTCTGCGCAAGATCAGTACCGTGCAGATCTCGCGTACCTGGACGCGCTGATCAATCAGTACTGCATCGCGCTCAACTACATCACCGCGGGCATCAACGAGATCAAGGGCGGCATGGCAGCCAAGGGCAACGCGGCCGCAGGTGTTGCCGGGCTCGGATACGACCTGTTCACGTCGATCGACATTCCGATCGTAGACGCCAAGTGGCCCGCGGAAGCGCTCGACAAGTGCACGGAGACTTGGGTTCACCAAACCGCAACCGCCGTGATATCTGTAGCGGCCGAGATTGGCGATCCGCCGTTCGCGCCCAACGTTGTCTTTCCCGTCCCTACCCCCTGAGGAGTAACCAGCATGGCCGCACCCCCCATCCCAAGCGTTGGCTTTAGTTTCCCGAACAACAATCTCGGCCAGACTCCCCAGTCGCCGAGCAACATCATTGCCGTTATCGGCCCTTGTACGCGGCCGCAGATTGCCGTGAACGAGGCCCGTACGCTTGGCGGTTCAGCTGACAACGTCATCACCCAGGCGGGTTACGGCCCGGCCGCTGACCTCGCTGCCAATCTCGTGCAGGGCGGCGCGACGGTCGTCGTGGTGCCGTGCGCTTACACCGCGGCGACGCCGACCGCTGTGGTTCACACGGGTGGCGGCGCAAGCGTCATGACCGTTACAGGTAACCCGTTCGATCGCTACATGAGTGTGATCGCTGAGGTCATGCGTTCCGGAACCGTTGGCGCCACTCCGCCGCCCCGCGTGCGCGTTTCGCTAGACAATGGCCTCAGCTGGACGGGTGAGATCAACGTGCCGGCAGATGGCGTTTTCGACGCACTGGCGGCCTACACTGGAATGACTTTCCATTTCACCGTGGCGACGATGGTCGTAGGTGCCAAGTACACGTTCAGCGTGCCTTACCCGACGGTGGCAGCTGCCGACGTGGTAGCGGCGGCGACTGGGCTCCGCACCAGCACGGAAGCGCATTCGATGGTTTATGTTGCCGCGCCATTCGATCGCGCGGACACGGAGACGATCGCAGCCCAGATCTCGACCTTCATTCCGAAGAAGAAATTCGTCTGCCTGTTTACCGAATCGGTGGACGCAGACGGTAGCTCAGAGGCCACATGGATGGCCGCGTTGTCGGCAGACTTCGAAGGCGTCGCGATCGACTTCCTTTGCGTCGCTGCCGGCTACGCCCCGGTGCGGTCCGTCTCGATCGGCGCAACCATGTGGCGCTCGATCGGCTGGCTCGGGGCCGTGCGCGCCTCGCAGGTGTCCGTCTCGCGCGACTTGGGCGCCCGAGAGGACGGCGCGCTTTGCCCGTTCGCCAGCGCGTCCACGGGCGGCGTTCCGGTCACCAAACCGCCGTCCACTGCGGCAAACCCGCAACCGTTGCCGGCCGGGTTTTTCATCCACGACGAGGCGCTAGTCCCTGGTCTCAACACCGATCAGTTCATGACGATAATGAGCGAACCCGGAGCGCTCACGGGTTATTACATCACCAACCCGAACCTGATGAGCGGACCAGTGAGTGACTACACGTTGCTTCAGTACCGTCGCGTTTCGGATGAGATCGCGCGCCTGACCAACATCTATTTCACGCTGGTTCTGTCGGGAGATATTTTGCTCGACAGCAACGGCTTCATTCTCAGCAAAGAAGCTGAGAAGTGGCAGAACGGAAATAACGGCTACTGTGCTCCGCTCGTCACCAACCAAAACGTTTCGTCACTCGGTACCGTGGTGGGACTGGGTGCCAACATCATCAACGAAGAGCCGATCCCTGTTGACGTTCTGTGGCAGCCGAAAGGCTACCCGAAGGTCTTTGCGGTTCGGATCGCTATGTCCAGGACGGCGGTGTAATCATGGGACTGCTTTTTCCCTCGTACCCTTTGACCAACGGCGTCCGGCACAGCTGGGCATCGGTCAGCGTGACAGCCGCCGGGCTCGCGTTCGGCGGCGTGCAAGAGGTCAACTACGCGCCCAAGCTGGATGCGCAATACGTTCGCGGCGCCGGCCCTCTGCCGATCGGCACTACGACCGGCCTTGCCAGCATGACAGCTGACATGACGATGCTGGAGCAGGAATTCAAGACCTTCCAGCAAACGCTTGGTTCCCCGTCGCTGGTCGGCGGCGGAGCTGGTTTCATGACCTCGTTTTTCGAAACGGAAGTGCAGAAGTCCAACGAGGGCTACATCGAAGGCGGCATGTCCACCATTACGGACACCTTCATGGCACGCATCACGGAGGTGAGCGCGGCCATGCAAGCTAGCAGCGGCGATGCGCTGGTCCGTAAAATGACCCTGCTGCCGATCACCATGAGGCTCAATGGCGCCAGCCCGTTCCCCAACATGCCGAGTCTTTCGCTCGGCGGGATTGGCGGCGCTGGAATCGGCATCGCTCGGCGCATCCTGGGTTTCTAAGCACCCTTGGGCGCGCTACAATGGGGCCAGCCGTCAGCGTGACGGCTGGCCCTTTTTCGTAGGAGACAGACCCAATGATCGCGGAACAAGTCGAGAGTAAAACGGCGGAGCAAGATAAGCTAGTCGAGGCGGAGCACGGGCCCTGCGTGTTTATCGATGGCCCGGGCGACGACAGTCGATTCGGTTTCAAGCGGCTGACGCGCGAGGTATTCGAGCTGCGCAACAACCGAGTCAAGCGAGGCGGCGACGAGGCCGTGAGTGCCGAGGAGAAGATGCTGCAAGAGCGCTGCGTCTTTCCAAGTCGCGAGGCTTGGAACAAGTACGTTGCGGCGTCGGTATTCGAACCGCTCGCCTACGCCGACGTGTATCGCATCGCGCATGGTGGCAAGGTCGTGCGTGAGTGTGACGCTGACGAGGTGCCGACAGACCCCGATCCGTTGGCGGTCAAGTGGCTCACGAACGGCGAAATCGTGGTTGGTTTCCGCAAGCCCGGACGCGCCGAAACGAAGATGTTTCAGGCGCAGATCCTTGCGCAACAGAACGGCGAAAAGCTGAAAAGCGATCCGGTGGAAGCGCTACTCAAGAACTGCGCGATCGGGTCCGAATTCGCGGCGTGGCTCGAAGATAACCTATTCGGCATCGGCAAGTTCTCAGATGCGTTCCTGCTCGCTTTCGGCATGCAAGAGGCTCGGGTATCGGGAAAATGATGGCGCGTCTCCGCGGTGACTCGACGTTCCGCGGAGACGCATTCCACCAGCTATTCATGGGTCGCGACACCGACGAAGCGGAAGCGGCGGCCCAGATGCTGGGCAACGTTCTGGATGTGTTCCTACAGATCAACACGAAGCCTTAACCATGGCCCTCAATTTCCAGATCCAAATGCAGGACGGTGTCAGCGGCCCTGCGCAGAAAGCGGCGTCTAACCTTTACCGGTTGGACGCCGCGATCAAGAATGAGGGCGCTTCGCTGCAACTGCTACGTAATCAGATGGCGGCTCTGTCTGCCAGCGGCGATAAGACCTCGGAGAGATTCCAGAAGCTAAGTGCGGCGGCTTCGGATCAGCGAACGAAGATCGGCGCGTTGAAGGATCAGCTACGCGATCAAGGCGGCTTGCCGAAAGCCGCCGGGGCCGCTGGCGGGCTTGAGGGCGCGCTCAAGAAGCTTGAGGCAGCGTTGCAACCACTGGCCGGCGAGTCTGGCGCACTGGGCAAAGCGCTGGCGGCAATCGGCCCCGAGGGACTGATCGCCGCCGCCGGCATTGGCGCGATCGTGATCGCTGCAACGGCAGCGGGCGCCGCGATCGGGTACATGGGCAGCAAACTACTCGAGCTAGGGATCCAAGCGAGCGAAGCGAAGGGCGACGTTACGCGCTCACTCGAGTTGCTTTACGGCTCCGAGAAAGCAGCGCTGCACACCTACCGCGTTCTGGAGTCGCTGACTGGCCAGATCGCGATCAGTCAAGATCGCGTTATGGAATTGGCCGACACGCTGATCAAAGCGGGACAAGTCAACGGTAACGCCATGGTGCGCAGCATCGAGACGATCGGCAAAGCCGAGGCGGCGCGCGCTGGTGCGGGCAAGGTGCTGGAAGGCGTCATTACTCGCGCTACGTCCAGCCGCATGTTCTCCGTATCGCGTTCCGAATTGATGCAAGTCGGGCTTAGCTACAAGCAACTCGCAGCTGAGGTGGCCAAGGGCGTCGGCATGACGACGGGAGAGGCGGAGCTACGTCTGCGCACTGGCGGAGTTCGCGTCAAAGAGGGACTAGAGGCCTTGGGCCGCGTCGTCGATGCCAAGATGGGCGATCTGGCGATGAAGAAATTTCAGACGGTTGGGTACCAGACCCAGCGACTGAAAGACGGATTCATGCGCTTGTTCGAGGGCGTCAACGGCGCACCGTTCGCGCGGCTGCTTATGCAGATCGCTAACGCGCTCAGCGACAGCACTGTGACTGGTGCGGCACTGCGTGATATCATCAAGCGCATTTTCGACAGCATGTCCGATGCTGCCGAGGCGGCGTTGCCGTACATGAGTACGCTTTTCGAGGGCTCGATCTTGCTTGCGTACAAGCTCTACAACGCGACGTATCCGATCGAGGTAAGCCTGCGGAAAATGTTCAAGAACGTGGACACCGGATCCTTTGAAGACAAGATGCTTCTGGCCATTGACACAGTAGGGCGTTTGGCCACTGGCATGGGTAAGGTCCTGGGCTACACACCGCTTTGGAAGACACTCGGCGTCGTGATCGGATTGTTAAATCTACCGCTGATCATTACGACCGCTGCCTTTTTCGGACTCGGCTACGGCATCGGTTTCGCGCTCGACAAGGGTAAGGACTTGCTCAAGGCATGGGGCAACATGCCAACGGAAGCGTTCAACCTGGCGGGTGACATTATCAGTGGCTTCGTAAATGGCATCACGTCGGGCGCTGGGCGAGCGGCGGACGCGCTCAAGGATATGGCCACCAACGCGCTGAAAAAATTCAAACACGTTTTCGACTCTCATTCACCCTCTAGGGTGATGCGTCTAGAGGGCCTCAACATCGACGCGGGCCTCGCGGAAGGCGTGAACGACAACGCGCATGTGCCAGTTGATGCGGTCGGCGACATGAGCCGAAACGCTGTGGACGCCGCCAAGGGTGGCGCTTCCGGTGCCGCTCTTCCGGTTGCCAAAGTGGGCGCCAGCGCCGCACCGATCCAACTCACGCTCCACATTCATGAGCGCGCGATCGTGGTATCTGGCAGCAACGCGAACGAGATCGCAGCGTCGCTCAAAGATCCGCTCACCGAGTTGCTTGCCGATGTGCTGGAGAAAGCGGCCGTGATGACCGGCGCGCTTGAGATCAAGGGAGCCGCGTAGTGCCTCAATTCACCGTCAACCCGCTGACAAACCCCGGCAAGTTTGACGTGCTGATCGCAGCCGGCGTGCAGAGCGCTGGCGTGGCTCGGCTCATGTCTGGTGGTGGTCGCGAATATAATTGGGACATCAAACAGGCCCCGGGAGTGCAGGGCTACACGATGACCTATCGCGGGTGGAAGGTCGGCGAGGACATTGTTTTTCGATTCGAGTTTTTCGAGCACCCAGATGGTCCTGGCTACGCTACAGCCGCGTCGCAGATCGAAAGCTTTTACGCGAATTGGATACCGCTTTGGGCACTCGATGCGCGAAAAGTGCAAAAGCCAAATCCGATCGTCGTGCAACACCCAGCGCTGAGCGCGAACGACATTCAGGCGCTCGTCTGTAAGAAGATCGGGCCACTGGAAACGGACGGCCAAATGCGCTGGTGGGTGGACATGACGTTTCTGGAGCATCGGCCACCAAAGCTGATTCAGAGCGCTACGCCGTCGGGAGCAACCGATCGCCTTGGCATACCTAAGCCACTCACCAAGACGCAGCAGGCGATCATTGCAGAGCAAGAGCTAGCCGCGAGGCCACGCGGGTGACGACGCTCGCTAACGGTCAGTCGCTCACCGCGTTGCGCGTCACCGTGCCCAACAGTGGGCGCATGGTTGTCGAGGCTAGCGCGCCGGAGCCTGTTGCCCTCGTTGCCGGCTTGCTGACTTTCCAGCTTAGCGATCTGAGCGTTCTCGCGGCGCCGATGCGCGTTGGTATGTTCGCTGGTCAGTGGTCAAGCTCCGCGATCGGTGGCCGTGGTGGTTGGGGCAAGGTGCTACCAGCGAAGGGTTACCAGTCACCGATCGGCGTGCTGAACACTCAGGTATTTGCCGATGCCGCTCTAGCCGTCGGAGAATTCCCGCCGGTCGTTCAGGCGCCGCAAATGCTGCCTCAGTTTTTCGAGCGGCGACGAGGGGTCGCGTCCGGAGTTTTCCGTTCCCTGAGTGGCGGTCAAATCTGGTGGGTGAACGGTGCTGGAGTCGCTCAGGTTGGCTTTCGGCCCCCCTCCGCGGTTACCGCTCAATTCGACCTGATCGAGTGCGACAGATCGAGGGGGCGCCTCGTGATAGCCACTGATAGCCCGGCGGCATTCGCGCCCGGTGCGACGTTCACCGATCCGCAAGAGGGCGCCTTCACGGTCAACTCGGTGGTTTGGACCAGCACGGTCAACAGCTTACGAGGTGAGATTTGGATCGCCTAGTCCGTGCGCTGGAAGCGCTGATCGCGATGTACACGTCGAAGCTGCGCGAGGGGCTTACGACAAGCTACAGCGTTGTATTTTGCGACCCGCTGCGGCAAGTCGTGCAGGTGCGCTCGCTCGATCCTGAGGTTTCGGATCTGGTAGAACTGCCTCTTACGACTCCCGGTCTGATCCTGAATTTGCCGCCAGGAACGATCGTGCGAGTCGGCTACTCGAGTGGGCAACCCTACGTGAGCGGCTACTCGAGCGGCGGCGTTCGGCCTCTGGTGCCCGGCGCCGGGAGTGGCGTCACGAACGAGATCGACGCTGGCTACGTTCTGATCGTACAGACGCCAGCGTTAGCAATCGCGGCTCAGTATTTCCCCGCCGGGATTCTCGGCGGTCAGCTGGCGGACACAGCGCGCAAGGCTGCCGTCACGGCTGGTAACCTGGCGTTTCTTCTGCACATGAACGGCGGGAGAATCCTGCCCACTGCCTGGACGGTGCCGTAATGATTGATCCTAACGATCCGTTTGGCGTCGACCTGTCATGCGCCACAGGGCTTACTCCGACGATGCTGGAGATCAGCGGCCTGCCGATGATGGCGCAGGTTTGCTGTAGGCGGCTCAGTACCCCGAACATGAGCCTGCTGTCTGCGCCAGACGAGCGCACGACGGATCTGCGGCTATACATCGGCAGCACGCAAAAACGTGGCGCCGCTGGAATTGACACGATCCAAAGCGACGCGACGGCTGCCTTGTTGGCAGACCCGCGGATCTTCCAGGTTGAGCTAAAGTTCGAGGCGCCTGACGACATGAGCTTCATCGAGCTAGGGATCAACGGGGTGGGTTCCGTTGGGCCTTTTCAGCTGACTCTGAAGATTACGGCTGATAAGGTGGAGGTTCTAAATGCCGGTTCCTAGCCTGTTCGAATTGCTGAAACCGGTACCGACGGAAACGGTTGTCGAGCAGTCGCTTGCGATTGCCGCTGCGCTCGATCTGCCTGTCACTGCGTGGCAGCCGATCAGCGTCGCGCGAGAGATCATCTATATCAATTCGCAGCTGGTTCACGATCAGAGCATCGTCCTCGTGAACGGACCGGTCGCGGGCGGGTTCCTTTCGTACGCCACCGGAGAATGGCTTACGCTTTGCGCCTACGAGATCTTTGACACTGAGCGCAACGATGCCTCAAGCGCCACTGGCATCATCACGCTCGTCAACGCGAGCGGCGTTCCGTTCCCTGTCACGCCTGGCAGCGTGCGCGTTCTGAATGAGTCAGCACAGAAGACTTACACCTGCTCGACCGGCGGAACTGTGCCGGCGATGGGCGAGCTGTCGACGATCGAATTCATCGCCGACGAGCCCGGTTCAGACAGCAATCTGACCGGCTCGGATATTCTGTCGCTGGTGGCAACGGTGCCCGGAGTAACTCCCAGGTATTACCAGGATCTGATCGGACAGAACCGAGAGAGCGACAAGGCGTTAGAACTGCGCTCACGCGAGGCAAATGCCAAGGCGTCGCCGAACGGACCTAGCGACGCTTACGAGTACTACGCAAAGACGACGCTCCGCCCGAACGGCTCACTTGTCGGTGTCTCTCGAACCAACAAGATCGAAGGCAACGGAACGGTCACGATGTATCTGGCCGATCCGGATGGCGCATTGAACCCCGCCGATCGCGATTACGTTTTCGACAACGTCAACAGCAATGTTGTGCCCACTGGTTTTACGCTGCTGATTCCGTCGCCTTCGTGCGTCGAGTTGCCGATCGATCTGGCCATGATGCTGACGCCGAACCCGGAGTCGTCGGCATCCCATGCCGACGTTGAATCCAGGATCCGTACGGCCGTTGCCGCCTACCTTTCGTCGATCGATATTGGTGGCAACAAGGCCCAATCATTCCAGGGCGTCTACTGGGACACGCTCGTCACGATCATCCGCGTCGCCGCTGGCGATGATGTGCTGAGCGTCAACCTTACCATGCCGTCCGCCAGCGTCGCGTTGACCAGCATTCAAGCGCCAGTCAGCGGAACCTTTAGCTTTGCGTGGGCATCATGAGCGCGCCGCCCGTACCGTTCACGCCGATCGTTACCGGTCAGCCGTTTCGCGCCAGTGCTCAGCAGTACTCGCCGCCGTGGTTGCTCGATCCGGTCGGCGCTCGCTACGTATTCGCCAACGCGATCCAATGGGATACGCTTGCCGAATACACGCGGCTCGGCATGTTGCAACGCTATCCGACGCAGGCGCAACCCGATGCACTCGCGCCGCTCGGTCGCGATCGTAAGATCTGGCGAGGACTGTCGGAGACTGATGAGCATTACGCAGAGCGCCTGCGCAAGTTCAAGCGCACGTGGAAATTCGCCGGCAACGCGCCGACGTTACTCCGGCAGCTCTGGGAGTTGATGGCACCGAATGCCGTCCGGATCCGCTACGTCGTGAATGGCTACGAGGGCGCGGCATCGTCGGGGAGTCAGTTTACGGACTGGTGGACCATTGACGACAGCGGTCTAGCGTTCGAGCGCGTGGCGCCGAGCAACTGGAACTGGGATGGCGCGTTCACCAAGAACATTCGTTTTTGGATCATCATCTACCGCACCGACTTGACGCCTGCCGTGTGGGGCATTCCGCCCTACGCATGGGGCACTGACGATCTGTACTGGGCCGCGTCTCCCGGCTCAAACCGCAATTGGGTGATCGACACGTTCAACGTCGTGGCGGCGTTCAAGGCGGCCGGCTCGCATATGGGCCCTTACCCAGTTTTCGGCGGTGGCCTGATCGTCGCCGATCCGACTTACATCACGTCTCCCTGGGGCGCAGACGGACCCTTTGCGCCGAGCTATGCTCCAGGCTACCCGATGCCAGCTGGCAATTTCCAAACCCCATCGAGCCGTCCGCCAGGCGCGATCTACATGTCAGGATTCTGAATGACCACGACGTACACTCCGACCGGGCAGATCGTTCCGGTACCTGAATATGTGCTGCCACAGGACGTGACGGATCTGGTGGTGGTCGAGACGGTAAATAATCCGTTCACCACTGCCGCTGACAACATCGCGTGGCTGCTGCTGATGCTGCTCGATTCATGTAGCGTCAAGAATTTCGGAGCAGTCGGCGACGATACGACGGATGACACAGCGGCCATCAATGCCGCGATCGCTGCGCGTCCGTTCGTCTATTTTCCTACAGGTCTCTATCGCCACACCGGGCTAACGGTCGTCCGATCGTGCGTGCTGTTCGGAGTCAATGGCTCGTCGTCGCTGCGATTGGACCATGCGACTAACAATTATTTTTCTCTGCCAAATGGTGACACTGTTTTGCAGCTGCGCGATGTGAGTGTGCGTGCGAAGCAGAACAATATCGGTACCGTTTTCGCCGCTGCCTCGGTACCAAATGTGAAGGTGACCGCGGATCGATGCACGATCAACCCTGAGCACTATTTGCTCGGTCGCATCGCCAACACTTTACTGGCCGGAGTCCAGCTCAATGACTGCGACACCAGCTCGCGGTACACGGGTTCTGGGTATTCGCTGCCGGTTGCACAGGGCGGAGTCAGAGGTGGCAAACTAGAGATGGCGCCCGCCGCAACCGATTCTGTAATTGGTCCGATTGACAGCGCCTCACGTGTTCAACTTTCTGACGTTTATTTTTGGCAGATCTCGACGCTTGGTGGGATCTCGTTTGTTGACTGCGGCATCGGTCAGATAGTTTCAGACGGTTGCACATTCAGCGTCAATGATGCTGGAGCTGGTTCCGGGACCTTCGCATTTCGCATAAACGGCGCCCAGGTGCATGTCAGTAACATCACGCTGATCGTGTGCAACAACTACCAGTTTGCAACGAAGGCAGCGCATGGTTCGCGGCTTGAACTGATACCTGTCGAGAAACTACAATCGTCCGCCTCGTCGTTTACGCTGTACAATGGCGTAGAGACAATCGTGGCCGACGCTACTAACTCGGCGCCTGTTCACGTAGCTTTGCCGCGCATACTATTCGACGGACAGCGACACACGGTGATCGTCCAAAACGGATCTGGTGGAAACTGGAGCGGACCATTCGTACTTACAGCTCAGGCTGGAGACGGCATTCTTGACGCTGGCTCCGGTGAATTCAACAATCTTCCGCAGGATCGCGCCTGCGCCGTTTCATTCGTTGCCGCCGATTACTTCGGCGACGTTATTTGGATCCAATCGTGCGCGTCGGTACAGGTGCCGCCATGAGTCAAGATACGAATTGGGTTTGGTTGCAGGGTTTGCTCCAGGGGCCGCAGGGCGCGCAGGGGCCTCAAGGCGCTAGCAGCGGAGCCTCTGTCGGCGGAACGATCCGCACTAAGTGGGCGAACGCATCGCAATCGTACTGGTTCGCCACAGGTGGTGGACCCTCCTACAGCGTAACTACTGAAAGCGGAGTGCTGGCAGCAGTCTCCCAGGGAGACACGCTGCTGATTCTCCCGGATTCCGCATTGTTGGGCCCGTGGCACTCAGGTTCCGCTGCTCCTCAGTTCGGTGGCGCCTGGGTGGTAACAACCAAGATTGACGATCAGAATGCGGTGCTCACCCGTGATCCCCGGCTGGCGACAACGGCGCAGGTTGCCGCTACTGGATTGATCACTGTGGACAGCGGTCCAGGGGCTGGCATCTATCAGGTTCTTACACCGGCCAGCGCGGTAATAAACACGGACGCTCAAATCATATCACACCTGGGAAATCAAACAAAAACCATAGCCTACGTGGATGCTGCGCAAACATTGGCCTCGCCAACAGGTAGTGTTCTCTGCCCTTACCAAACAATCCAGCAGGGTCTTGACGCTGGTAGCTATGTCGCAGCTCTGGCTCCAGGATCATATGCGGGCGCAACTGTCCCTGCTGGTCAAGACGCAACGCTAACCGGTACCAGTTTCGCTAGCTCTATCGGCACTCTTACGGCGTCCGGTGGTTCGAGGATCATCGCCTCGCAGTGCATTCTCGCTGGTTGTAATTTCACCGACAACAACGCTTCCAATTTCTACGCGAGCACGTATTCGGTCGAGAACGGACCTACTATCAATGTAGGGCAAGCCAGCGGCGCTGGTGGCTCATATGAAGCTCAGCAAACCGAGTACACGGCAGCCGTTGAAGTCACGAATGTTACTACTCTTATTCTTGATGATTTCTCAGAGCGCGCATTCTTCGCTGGGGGCGGCAAGGTATCAGGACCTGTAGCTGGACCCGTTGCGCTGCAAAGCAATGGTGCGCAGGGGTACGCTGTCGTGTTGGTCGATCGCGACGAAACCCTGACCATGACGAAGAGAGCTGTCTTGGGGCGATCCCAGCTGACAGCTAATCGGGCCCTGACCGTCACCCCAAGCGCCCAGGTTGGACAAACGCTAGTGATCGACTCCTACAACCACAGCGGCTTCACGGCCGCGGTAAAGCTTGGTGGCTCTACCATCTTCACGATTCCGAGCAGCGCCACGGCGTCACGCTATACGCTTAAAACCACGGTTGCTTCCACGACCTGGGCGCTTGATAGCGTGGAGCAATTGGTGTGATAACGATCGTTACACTGCGGTTTGGCTCTAAGCCATATTTCGAGATCAGCGCGCGCCAGCTAGAACGATATGCGGCTCGACACGGCTACGCGCTTAGCGTCGTCGACGGTTCGGAAGTATCCGACGATCGCGATCTTCGCTGGGCCAAAGTACCTGCGGTTGTGCAGGCTCTATCGAGCGGCGCAGACTTGGCCCTGTACTTGGACGCAGACTGTCTGGTGGCTGACGAATCGCGCACGATTGAATCGCTGTTGCCACTGCTGGGCACACGAGATCTTTTGGTTGGGCGCGATTCGTATTGGAATGCCAACACTGGGGTCATGTTGGCTACCTCACGCGCCGTTGACATTCTGAGCGCTTGGCAAAATGTACCGCTCAGCGATCCGGAAACAGCGCACACATGGCCGGTTGATGAGCTTGGTTTCAACCGTCACGTGTGGCCAAGGTTTGGATCGCGAATCGCTTGCCACGTTCGGCGCCCAGGCACAGAGACCGACCTTATAGATGGGCCTTTTGTGAAACACTTCGCCAACGGCTCACCCGAGCAGAAGGCGCAAAGGATGAGTCAGCATGTCCTGTGATTGCCCCGGCTCGCCTCACCTATCCGGACCCGCTAGCGACAACGTTTCCAAGCTGCCGGAGGAAACGATCCGTCTCATGGTTCCGTGGTGCGCCGAGCTTGGCGCCGACGGTGTGATTGATTCTTCGACGTGGTCAGCTGATCCGGTGTCCGTCGACACGCCGATCGTATTCACGCACCAACAGATCGCGGCACCGTTCACCCAAGCGACGATGAGCGGTGGCGCACCGGGTACGCTGTACCGGGTTCGGAATGTTGTCGTCTTACGCCCCTCGTTGACTGCCGATCCTCTCACGCTGATTTATACGTGGTGGGTTTGGGTGCCCGGCGTGAACGCGACCAATCCGGATTCGTGCATTGGCGGCACGCAAGGTCCGCAGGGACCGCAAGGCGCACAGGGCGCGCAGGGTCCACAAGGCAGCGGCACGGGTGGCGGAACCCAGGGGCCACAGGGTGCTCAAGGCGCACAGGGTCCACAGGGCCACAACGGAGACGACGGCACGCAGGGCGCGCAAGGTCCACAAGGTTCGAGCGGCGGCCCGCAGGGAGCGCAAGGCGCCAACGGCGCGCAAGGTCCACAGGGTGGAAACGGTTCGAACGGTGCTCAGGGGCCACAGGGCGCGGCCGGCGCAAATGGCTCGCAGGGACCGCAGGGGACACAGGGCGCCAACGGCGCGCAAGGTGCCCAGGGAGCGACGGGCGCCGGCACGCAAGGCGCTCAGGGCGCAAACGGGGCTACCGGGCCACAAGGCGCTCAAGGCGCCACGGGCGCCGGTACGCAAGGAGCGCAGGGCGCCACCGGCTCGACCGGACCCCAGGGTGCGCAGGGCGCAACCGGTGCCAACGGGTCGCAGGGCGCTCAGGGCGCAAACGGGGCTACCGGGCCACAAGGCGCTCAAGGCGCCACGGGCGCCGGTACGCAAGGAGCGCAGGGCGCTCAAGGCTCCGACGGCGCTCCCGGTTACGATGGCGCTCCCGGCACGCAGGGACCGCAGGGCGCCACGGGCGCGAGCGGCGGAGCTGGCGCGCAGGGCGCTCAGGGCGCAAACGGAGCTACCGGGCCACAAGGCGCTCAAGGCGCCACGGGCGCCGGTACGCAAGGAGCGCAGGGCGCCACCGGCTCGACCGGACCCCAGGGTGCGCAGGGCGCAACCGGTGCCAACGGGTCGCAGGGCGCTCAGGGCGCAAACGGGGCTACCGGGCCACAAGGCGCTCAAGGCGCCACGGGCGCCGGTACGCAAGGAGCGCAGGGCGCTCAAGGCTCCGACGGCGCTCCCGGTTACGATGGCGCTCCCGGCACGCAGGGACCGCAGGGCGCCACGGGCGCGAGCGGCGGAGCTGGCGCGCAGGGCGCTCAGGGCGCAAACGGAGCTACCGGGCCACAAGGCGCTCAAGGCGCCACGGGCGCCGGTACGCAAGGAGCGCAGGGCGCTCAAGGCTCCGACGGCGCTCCCGGTTACGATGGCGCTCCCGGCACGCAGGGGCCACAAGGTGCTACGGGAACCGGCACGCAGGGGACCCAGGGACCACAGGGCGCCACGGGAGCGGGTACCCAAGGCGCGCAGGGCGCAACGGGTGCGCAGGGCACACAGGGGCCCCAAGGATCGAGCGGCGGAGGGAGCGGAGGCGGCGGCGAGACGTTGCGCGCCTCGACTGCGCAGCCCGGAACCACTGCGATACCCAGCTACGACATCGCAGCAGGCACCAATTTCCCCATCACCGATCTTGGTTTTGCCGTAAACGATATCGCGACGTGGCAGTTTGCTTTGCGCGGCTACACGGGCGGCAATACGATCACGATCCTGATCGATTGGTACGCAGCGGCCACCAGCGGCAACGTGCAGTGGGACATAGCGGTGGCTGTGCCGACAACGGCCAGCGTGTTGACCAAGGCGCTGGGCACTCACGTTGCCACGCAAACGACAGTCGCCGGAACCACGAACGTCAAGAACCGAACCACGATCACGTTGAGCACATCGGGTCAGCTCGATAGTGCCGCGGCTGACGACATGATCTTTTTGCAGCTGAAGCGCATCGCGGCTAGCTCGTCCGAGATGACCGGAGACGCGCTATTCATTCAAGCGAGCTGCAAGTGGTGACCGAATGAGCGGCGAGGTTACCGCAAACGGAAACTACCTGCGGCGAACGACGGGTTACTCTGGAGCGATCACCGTCTGCACATGGTTCCGCCTGCTTTCCGTGACGGGCTTTCACACGATCTGGAGTCAGGACGACAACGCCAATTTTTATCCTGGGCTCTACACGGACACAACCAACCTGCGCTTTGTTCAGTCCGGAATAAGTGACGTAGTCATAAAAACCGGACTTGCCGCAAACACGTGGTACTGGACCGGAATCGTTTACGAAACCGGTGTCAACGCTGAGTTTTACACAGGGCTAGGCGGCGCGCTGACCCATACGACAGGCGCGGTCTCGGGCGGAGGATACCCGGCCACAGCGATGACACTGTTTGACGAAAACGCGGCAGATCAAAACCTAAACGGCGAGCTGTGCGCATTCAAGGCCTGGACTGGCCGCTTGAGCTCCGACGAAATGACCTATGAATACCTCAAGGGCAACCCGCAGCGCGCTCTGAACCTGGACGTGTTTCTGCCTAGCACCAACGGCGTTGCCGCGTGGCAGGGGATCGACATGAGCGGACAGGGGCACAACTTCACCAAAACCGGAACTATCTCGACGGCGCGAACAATGCCGCCGATAACCTGGAGTAGATAAATGGCAACCACGATCAGCAAACGACTCGCCGGGCCCGCTGCGCTAACCACCAGCGCCGCCACCAAGTACACCGCGCCCGCTTTGACCACAACCGTTATCCGGCGCGGCCGAGTCTCCAACCCTAGCGGTGGCGCGCTCACGTTCACTATGAGCATTGGGGCCGACGCAACAGGGACGCGCCTGTATGACGCGGTCAGCGTTCCTGCTGGCGGGGGGCTCGACATTTTCGGACCCTTCACGGTTGCCGCTGGAGAGATCGTGCAGGCGCTCGGCAGCGGGACGGCGCTCGTGTTGGAACTGGACGGAACCGAGACCAGCTAAATCAGCACCGCGCCCATCGGCTTGTAACCATCCTTGAGCGCGATCAGGCCGGCGCATTCGTAGGGAATTGCGCCGCCTGTCGTGTTCGCATTGATGAGCTGAAACCTCCCCTTAAAATGGGGCAGGTATTTGGCGAAGTTGCGATTGGTGTAGTAGCGCCAGCTGAGATGGTTCCAGTAACTCACGTGCGTTGGGTCGCACCAGGAGCCCGGTCCGCTTGTGCTCGGCACCATGATCAGCATGAAGCCTCCGGGAGCCAGTACGCGCCAAGCCTCGTTCATAGTGTGAACAGGATCGTGCAAGTGCTCCAGTGCGTCACATGCGCGTAGTACCCCGACGCTGCTGTCCTGTAGCGGCCACGGTCCGCTAAGATCGGCGACGAGGGACCCAGGTCCGCCGTCAACCATATCGATCGGCGTGTAGCCTGGCGGGCAGTTATGGGCGCCACAGAGATCGAGACGCATCAACCGCGGCACCTTCCAACTAGCAGCCGCCGGGTGCGCACCCGGCGTGTCGTCGGCGAATTTCTCCGCTAGCTGATAGATATATTTGTCGTAGACCTTTGCGTCTAGCTCCTGAATGAGACGGTTTCCGACGTTGCCGTTCGTGTTTTGTTTCGCGTGGACGCGATAAAAATAGAGACACTCGGCGACGTGCGCGATCTTGCCGCCTGCCAGGTAGGTGCGCAAAACTAGATCGTGGTCGTCGGCGAACTTTAGCGAGTAGTCGTGACCGCCGACTTGTTCGTAGAAGTCCCGTCGCCACGCCCGCAGGTGATTCGGTGCCCACTCGATGCGCCGTAGGTTTTGAGGCGTCGCCGCTGGGGCGCGCATGGCAACCAAGTGGTGACCCTGAAACTGCACAGCGTACCACTCCCAACCGTACGCGCGATCGTAGACGTTCGGATCCCATGTTCCGTCCTTGAATTCGGCAAAGTCGGAGTAGACAAAATCCGCGCCCGCGCCGACCTCGGCAGCGACCGCGCTCAGCGCGTCGGAGTGCAAAATGTCGTCATGGTCCAGTTCGAACAGCACGTCACCCGAGCAATGTCCGCACGCTTCACGCTTGAGGGCGCCGACGAATCCGTTGGTCGTTTGCGCCTTGATGACCTTGACGCGCGCGTCATGCAGCACGTCGAACGGAAGCGCTGCGCCCTGCCCGTTGCGCAGTATGATCCATTCCCAGTCGTCGTGAGACTGCGCCAGTAGCGAAGCGTAGGCCTCGCCGATGTACGGGACGCCAGTGTGGTAAAACGGGGTGAAGACTGAGATTTTCATTTGAAAGCGTTCTCCGATTGCAAGCAAACCGGAGCCTGTTTGGCGCCCAGTGTGCGCAGCCAGATATTCCGGCTAACCACCACGCGCAGTACATCTAGCCAACCAAGTCGCCAGCACGAGATGATCTCTGTTTCGTTTCTGTAGACAGGAAGATCCGCGATCGGGACGCCTGCCTCGTTCTTAAATGATCCTGAAAGGGTCCCGGTTTGATCCGGGAAACTGATCGGAGAAATCATTTCGTCGCCTCCAAATGCTTCGCGCTTCCCATGTATTTGGTCCACGGATTCGCGTACACGCTGCCAGGTATCGACACCGGTCGCATTCCAAGCTCGCGCAGCACTGGCGCCTCGCTGATCTGATCTTGAATCCCCCAGTACTCACACTGGGCCAGCCACGCTGCGCCCATCTCACGCACCTGATCGGTGTGGTCGCGAGCGATGATGCCGGCGGCCCAAAGCCCCCAGTGGACGGGGTGCCCGTCAGCGCGATACGCGGCCAACTGCTGGAGAATCGGGAGGTGCGAGTATTTCGCCATCGTCAGAGAAAACTCGCCCTCCTCGTAGACGCAATCGCGATCCGGGTGAGAAAACTGCGCGATCGGGTGAGCGCGCGCCATGAGGTCCGCGGCCATCGTCGGTGACGACACGTCGAACGACGCATCAATCCAGATCGAGCGACGGCACTGCGTGAATTCCCAGGGCAGCATTTTTGGTCTCTTGGCCGCTAGGTTCGGAGACAACTCGGACGGACGCACGATCAGGCGCCATCCGTTAGCGTCGCGCTCGCGATCCGTTACGCAGATCCAATCCACGTCGCGCGTCTGTGGCAGGATCGGCTTTAGCGTGTCGTATTGGCCAAAGATCGCCGTGATGATCGCAATGTCTTTCATTTTTCTGGCCTATCTTGGATCGCAGCGGCAACAACAATCAGACCCAGCAGGATCGACGTGCCGACGATGTTGGCCGCGTGCATGAGCGCAGCGGCTTCCTTGGGCATGTAACCAAGCTCGGTTCTGGATCTGTCCACGACCTCGCCATATGAATTCAGAGCGAGCTGAGGAATCATGCTTCCCCCATTTCATCCGACAGCGCCCACGCCGGGGCCTCGGGTGCAACGATGCTGGTGGTGTAGCCGTCCCACTGCCCCGAGCCCTGGCCACGCCACCAACTCGCACATGAACGAAGCCAAGCGCGCTCACCTAGCTCGTAAAGCGAACCAGTGATAGCAACCGGCGTACACATGACCAGTCCGCTAGTTTCAATGAAAATGTCTATGAATTCGACTAGCCCTGCCAGCTCCGGATAGTTGGCGACGAGGGCGCGGGTATACGCAGCCGCCTGAACATGACACCCCGAGTCGAGGATTCGACGCACCAGCCGCTTAGGGTTCGCGTCTTCTCCAGTTTTCAGGTCGAGGATTCTCCGACGGTCTTTGGTGATGTGGTCGAGCTTGGCCTTGCACTTGAGCTTGGCTTCGTTGCGACCAACAGAGATTATTTCTTCCCAGTACAACGCGCGCTCGCTTTCGCCGTCGAGCTCGATCCCGAACGTCTCGCGTAGTTGCTCGAGTGCAGCGTTGGCCGACCGGTGGCAGCGCTCCAGGTCCGGTGACAGGATCGGCGTGATGCCATTGCGCTCGCAGTCGCTGCGCTTGGTCTGCGCAACCTTGGTGCGGTAGTCGTCTAGGTTGATCTCGTAATATCCGACGGTCGATCCTAGTAACAGCTTGTGGATGACAGTTCCCATTTCGCGCTCGCGAGAGTGATCGGGGTCCGGTTTCGGATCCTTCGCTTGCGCATTTTGCTTGCGTCGTTTCTCGAACGCATGGCGCGGAGACTTGTTCAGCAGCTCGATCGCTGTGCTTTGGTTGAACCCTTCCGCCTTGCGGTAGTCCTGATCGGCCGTATCAGCCTGCAATACAGCAGGGTCCCACAGCGCCAACTCATCATCGATCGCGATTGGTTTTTCTTTTGCCACGTTCCGCCATCCTCTCGTGAAATTGTCGTTCAGTGTCCAAAACCCATTGCACCGTTTCCGGGTCATCCCGGCGCACTGAGCCGATCGACAGTCCGCGCATCGCCACATGAACCAGGAACAGTCCCTCTGTGAGTACGGAAGCAAAACCAGCGACGCCGCCCTGCGCGTTGATCTGGTCGCGCCAGTTGCACTGATCGACGTGGCGCTGTAACGCTTTCGAAAGTCTCTCGTAAGGCACGCCGGGCGGAACCGTTGGCGGCTTCCAGCCTGGCCGCTTCCACTCGATCGACAGAAAGCAACCGTGCGGCGCCACGATACCGATCGTGTCGGCCGAGCCAACCGCTAGCCCGTAACTTACCGGCGTACCGTTGCGGTCCGTCAGCGTGCCAACGTTGTTGCGATAGAGGCGAACGAACGGAAGAGAGCCAATGCAAAGCCGTCCCTCGTTTTGCAGTTCCTGCTCTGGTTTTGGTTTTGCCATTGGAGCCCCGCGACAGAATCGAACTGTCAATCACAGAGGCGGCCTCGTGCGTTCCCTTTTCAGGGTGGCTTTTTCAAGCACCACACTCGTTCCTCTGCCGGATTCCCTCATCCGCGCTGGGGCACACGGGGCCGCAGGCGCCCCCTCGTTCACTCGATCTTTTGCGGGGCCTCTTTGGTACCTCGGAAATAGAAAGACTTATCTCCTGTCTCACTGTTCGCGCGCGATGCAACCTGGAGCTGTTGCCCGGTCGGTGACGTGAACACTTTACCGAACGCGGCGAACCGTTCGACGATCTTGGAGCGTGCCCCCATGGCCTTGTCATAGGCATCGCTCGCTTTGTTCACTTGAGCGTTGGCGCTTTCGTACTCGGCGAAGAGCGCTTTCAGCTCGCCGGGCTTGGCCGCCACCTTGGCGGGCGCTGGCGCCTTATCGGGAGTCGGTGCCGTTTGTTCCGTCGCTTGTGCTTTTGCCATCTCTTTTTTTCTGCTTTCTTGCGGAGTTGACCCGCGTAGGTTTTTGTTTTTGGCTATGAGGCAATCAGCCGGAGCCGTCGCCGGAGCCGGAGCCGTAGCCGTCGCCGGAGCCGGAGCCGTCGCCGGAGCCGGAGCCGAAGCCGTCGCCGGAGCCGGAGCCGTCGCCGGAGCCGGAGCCGTCGCCGTAGCCGGAGCCGAAGCCGAAGCCGGAGCCGTAGCCGAAGCCGGAGCCGTCGCCGGAGCCGGAGCCGGAGCCGGAGCCGAAGCCGTCGCCGGAGCCGGAGCCGGAGCCGGAGCCGAAGCCGTCGCCGG